CAAGCAGTGTTGCTCGATCGGCGATGACCCGAGACTCATACTGGATAATTCCCTGCCGAACAACCTTCGTCAGTTGCTCTTGCACACCGACCGGCATATCGGCCTTATGTTCTTCGAGCAATTTCTGCGCCCGAACCGGCTCCGTCACAGACATCGTTGTAAGTCGATCAGACCACGACTTACCTGTAATTTCCATCTTTTTGAGTTTAGTGGTATCCGGGTCCCATCCCTCTGATACCGCAAGCTGGTCTAGTGTCTTATTAGTGTCAGCTACCCGCAGCGCGAAAGCGTTATCATCCGCCTCCCGTCCTGCCTGATCCGACAGCAAGGAGACCTTTGATATCGTGGCTTGCCGCTCGTACTGCTTAATGGCAGTGCCTGCGGATTTACCAGCATTAATTAGCGAGTATCCAACACTCCTTCGAAGAGCATTATCAGTATCTCTTGCCACCGCCGGATTACTCGCGAGCCCGAGCACATCCTGCCGAATAGCCTTGATCTTTGTCTGATACTCCGGCAGCGCATCCATCTTCTGCTTGCCTTCAAGCGACGAATACCAAGAGTCAAGCTGCCCGATCCTTTCCGCCGCCTGCATATCTAGATCATTACTTTCTGCCGTGTTCGCCATCTTCTGGAACTGCACAACATGGTGATCGACGGCTTCGGCTACGTCGCCAATGCCCTTCCCCAGGTTGCCCATAGCGGCAGCGACGCCAGCACCGAAAGCGGCGGGCGATGCGTCAATGCGCTGGTAAGCCTCCGGCGCACCGGTGGACTGAACGTTCGGGACTGGGGAGTAAGGGATTCTGGGCATTAGAAGGTTCCAATTGCTTTGTAGTTCGACCACTTAGTCCCGACCGAGGAAGCGCCCGACAGCAGCGAACTGATCCCATTGATCGTTCCTGCAGTCTGCGCGTTCTTGCCCTCCAGTCGCTTAAGCTGTGAGTCGGCTGTAAAGTTCGTGGCCTGAACTTCATTCGAGTACGCCCGCCGCTCAGCATTATTCTTAACCGTACTCCGATCGAGCGCCCCGATCATAGCCGTACTCTTCCGCACATCCGTCAGGCTTCCGCTCTCAATGTCAAACCCACTCGCGCCCTGCCCTGCTAATTGCTCCCCGAGCATCGCCTTAGTCCGCATATCTTGGGACCAAGCTTCGACCGAACCTTTCTGGCGCTCGTAACTCGCGTTCTGCTGTGCGATCAGGGCGTTGTTCGCGGCTACCTGGGCCTGATACTTCGCGGCGCTTGCACTCGCATTCCCCTGCATAACCGCGCCAACCGCACTGACGCCAGTGGCTGCTATAGATGTCCCAATACTAATCGCGGCCAGTGTAAACGGGTCCATTATTTTTTCTCCATCTTAAACTTTTTCACGTAGCCCTTTTCCCACTTCACGCTCGGCCCAACCTCAAACCCAAGCCACTTCAGCCAGCGGATTGATCGTTTGTAATCTGAACTCACGAAGCCGTGAATCTTGGGAGTCATTTCTAAAAGGCTTGCGATAATCCTACGGCTGTGCCGGGCCAACACCAGTGGATGTTCATCAGCCTTATTCGTCGTCAGCATCCATAGGGCGTATTCCCCGCAGACCAGATCCGTCGCGTATACACCCCAAATCGCCACCACTTGATCGTCCACCAACCCGCACCAACTCATGATCGAGTCTTTAACCGCAGCTGCAAGTCTGTCCGAGATTCGCGGGTCACCAGCTATCTCTAAATCCGTGATCGACAGTTCCCGCAAGTCCCGGCACAGTTCCTTTACGTGGACTTGGTTCGTAGCTGTAACTCGAAAGGTCACACCGTGTCCCCAATTGTGATCTCTGGTATAACCGCCAAGACACTCGCTGGCAACGGATACGTCTGCTGCACGCATATCTGTCCCTCCACGGTCCAGGCCGCGCTCATAACAATGCGCTGCTTTCCCGTCTCCAGTTGGATTGGTTGACCATAGCCTTGGTTGCTTCGCATCTTATACTCATACATGTGGTCAAAGTCTGGGCCCATCTCCAGCCCACGGGTATTGTCTACCTGGACTGTCAGCGCGGAAATCTTCTTGCGTTTTCCCTGAATCGTGGGGTCGCCGACTTCGAGAGGCAGGGTCTGTAGTTGAGATGTGAACGGTAAGCCCACAATAATTCTACTGCAAGGTTCGGACAAAGTGATAGACCCACCCACCACCACTGCGTCAGGGAAAACGTTGCCATCGCCGAGAACCTTCACTGTCATGCCGTTCAAGTGATCGAGACCAGTCACCGTGGTCACCGGGACCGTCAGGGACCATTCTCCCTCGTCGGCGGGTACGACGGTGCTGGTTCCGGGGATGTAGGCCTGAATGTCCGAGCGGATAGTTCCGACAAGGATGGTACTGCTAGTGTATCCAGTGATGTCGATGATCCCACCGGCAACTCGAAGCACGCTTCCGACATCTCCCCCACTGAAGACTCCAGCGCTTGCCGTGATCGTGGCGGTCGTACCGGAGACAACAACACTGATTCCCGCAGCCGGGTAAACCAGCGGATACGCAAGCCCGCAATCCACGAACCAAGCATCCTCGACATTTGCGATATCCGTTAGGTTAGTCGCTGCATTCGGGAAGAGGCGATTAGCGAAGCGCTCGATCATCCGCTTCCAGGTCCCGTTAATTAATCTACGAACCACCACGTAAACAGCATTCTGTTCCCCTTCCTGAACCGTGCACACGGACTCATAGAATCCTTGAGTGTCATTCCAAGTCCAACCGTAAACTTCCTGCTCTTTCAGCAGGGACATGGTCAGCAAGACTCCGTCGCTTCTGACGCAGTACACAAGCTTGAAGGGCTCCTCCGCCCAAGCCCACTCCGTGATCACGTGGGGCTGGAACAGATGGTTCGAGATTACGGTAAGATCAGTACCAGTATAAATGTTAGCATAAAAGTTGTACGAAAGAGAGCGGACAATCGAACCTCTTGACTGTACGTAGAGGATGTCATAATTAACCACCAATGGGGGGACGTCCGAGCATCCATTATACGCCTGCGGTGTCGCGGTGGCGGAAGTGGCTGTGAGGGCTTCACCGGGCTGTCCTCCTGAAATCTGCCAGGCTCCACCAGACGTCAACACCACCAGTCCCCCCGGCATCGGGACCAGCGCTTTAATCCGATTCACCTGAGTCGAAGACAGTGTAAGCTCAAGCGCGTCCGAGCCCACAGTCGGCTGCGACCGATCCATGTTCTCGAAGTTCCCGGGCTTCGTCATCCACAAAGTTGCAGGCTCATTAAGCGTGGCCGCGAACACTTTCCGCTGTTGGAAGTAACAGCAGACCGAGGGAAATGTTCCAGAGCTTGGCGTTAGTGTGACTGAGAATGTCGCGCCCGTGCCAACTCCAGTAGCGGTGACAACCGGGGCAGTATATCCATAGCCCTCATCTTGTACAATCACTGCCTGAATCTGACCAGAAATAACTACCGGGATCAACCGCGCACCAGTTCCGGTAGCATCCGTTATCACCAAGTCGGTCGAGGCTTGAACGTATCCCGAGCCACTGGCACTGACCGTGACATACTCAATCCTGGAAAGTGCGAAAGGATCATAGTGCTTCGGTGGTGTCGTGGTGAAATCGGGAGTGATGTTATTATCAACTGTCTCGAGTCCATACGCCGTGGTCATATATCCATAGGTACAACCGATAGGGACAGTGGTCTCACTCGTCGGCAAAGCCTTGTAGACGTTGTAGTATCGCGCCCCGGTAATCGCGTTCCAGGTAACTGTGATGGACCCGGAAGTAGCCCCGATGTTAGTGACAGTGTTAGTGCCGGGATTGCTCGGAGCACTCTCATATCCAGTCTCATCAATCGCGGTCACGACATACGAGAATCCTGCGACGTCAGAGGATGTGCTGATCGTATTAACTGTGACATTCGGTGAGCTTGGATACGCGATCGGGGACTGAAATGTCACATCGCTAAACACCCAGTTAGTATCCGCATATCGAGTAAGGTTTCGGATACCAAAATTCGGATGCGTGAAAGTCATCACATCCGCGGACTGCGCGAACTTAACTTCATCCAATTCTGTATCTGGGTATGGAGACTCAATCTGGTACGGCACCCCAGGCGAAGACTCGATATATCCACCATCTTGGATAAACCGGAGGGTGAAGTTCCCAAACTCCAACACATACGTCTGTTCGACACTGAACTCAAACGGGATCAAGCGGACTCGACTGTTGCTATCAATCGCGGTCCCGATGTACAGCGTGCCCGGACGATTACTCAGCCCGCCTCGATAATCCACAAAGAAGTTCCGGGCCAGCGCCGCACCCACTCGATACTTCGCGAGATCCACGCGACCGTACAAGCTCGGCGAAACCTCACCGGATGAGAAGCTAGGCTGGATAAAAGAGTCAACCATCAGAATGTCCTTGGTGGCGCGTAGAAGCAGCGAAGCTGGCCGTGGTAGATGCAGATGTGATAGTTCGCGTCCATGCTAACTTTAGCGTCTTTGTAGAGGATGATCTTGCCATCCCCCAGCTTATACCCGGTCGGACCCTCGACCACAGTTCCCTTATACTCTGTACAATCCTGTGAGTTACAACAATACGGATCGTACCAACTGTGTGCCCACGCGGGGGTGGATGTTAGAGTTAAGAGTATGGCCCATTGCATCACGCAACGGTATGGCTTACCAACTAGAACAGCGGTCCCCATGCTACAGGTCCAATCCCATCGTAAGAGGAGAACACTCCACCGACTCCGCGGATTTGCAACCAGTCGGGTACATGATCTACGATAGTTAGCCCCTCGTTGCCGTCCCGTTCCCGTGCTTCTAGTATTGCCTCGTTGGCTTTTGCCGCCATTAGTTTAACAACATTCGCGTTTCCAGTTAACGTCATCGCAATCTGAGACGCGAGGGCGTCTGAAAGCATTTCGACGAAACTGATATCCCACATTTCAATCGGTGGCTCTTTCACAGTGTACTTAACAAGCGCCTGCGAGATATTCGCGCAGACCACTTTAATCATGTTATCGTCTTCATCCAGGTCCGACATGACCTCGAACCGCACTGCTTGCCCTACCCCGAAGGTCGTGTAATACGGGGAGGAGAAGAGCGGGATGGTAGTGGTAGCGTTGTTTGGCTGCGCGTGAACTGAGCGGACCATTAACGCATCAGCGGGATAGGCGTATGAGTACGCCCACGGTGGCGGCGGATAGGTCGGAAGCCACACTGACGAGGTCGTAGTGATGCTAGACTCGGGCATCCCAGGCAGGGCTTTCAGCAGCCCAAGCGTCGCCCACCGAGTGGCGAAGTTCCACGGGGCCGCCCGAAGCAGTTTATCTCGCGTGCCATCGAACTGCTGCGCGCACGCAAGGGCTTCGGCTGAGTTCTCTGTCAGCGAAGCGATAGTGGAGCGGGTGCCGATCGCGGCAAGCGCCTGATTGCAAATCTCAACTGCGCTTGTCATGGGCCATCATCCAGGTTGATTATCGGTTGGTGGTACCGGAATGCTCCGGAGGGTGGTTCCGCTGTCGGTGAGTGTGCCACAATAATGTATTGCTGACTAATTCTAATTTGCTGCTGGTTCTGTGGGGGATCGGGCTCATGGACGACGATAGCATACTGTTGACTAATTTCAGGGTCCCCAGTAAAATCGCCAAACTCAGTGAATCCGGTTGGGGCTGACTGCGCCCACTGCCCCGCCTCAAAATAAGCAGTTTGATTACACCCCGCTGAGAAACATCCACCTACCGGATAAATATTTCCAGTAAGTCCATGGGCGATACCACCAGTAGCAGTGGCAGGATCTGCGGTTCCGCTATTATTCCAATTTCCACCATTCTTCCTCACCCAAAAATACGTAGCGTCTACGGCAATACAAAAATGATCCGAACTAGAAGTTCCGGCTAATGGCCCATAGGTAGCCACTGTCGCCGCATTGATGTGGACAGTTCCATCAACGTTAAAAAATCCTACACTGTTAACGTCATTCCCTGGAAAATTGTTAACGTTCCAAGTCGAGTTAGCTACGCCAACAACTATCTGATTAGTATTTCCGGGCGAAACCTCGAAGTAGGCATACCCACTTTGATTATAATCAACCGCCCGAAACCCTACCCACGAGCCAATGCCCGACGAAGTTGCAGTACGATCAGTGTTACTAAGTGTAACACTTGCGGCTTTATCTGACGGGTTCCAAGTTGTTGACATCAGACAGTCTCATAGCCGAAGTTCGCGCCATTAATGGTAGTACCGGTCCACGGATTTCCCGAAGGATCATTGTAGAACATATCTATCTGCGTCGCATAACCGGCTCCGAGATAGTGCGATGACTGAAGCATCTCCACCCCTGCAGATTTAGCGAGTGCCTTCATTTCCGCGGAACCGCCACCAGCATTTTGCCACGCGTCAATCACTGCAACAGTTAAGATCGACAAGGGCAAGAACGAGAGGTTGCTGTACGAATAAAGATCCCGAGTTCCACTGGCCGGGGCATTCGCATAATTATATGTGGTGTTACCGTCAAGATCCGGTTCGTCTACCATCGCGAAATTGTCGGTTCCACTCAACGGCGTGAAATCTGATGTAACATCCCCAGTCGGGCGAATGGTAGAGAACTGTTTAAGTCCGAGCGGCCAGTTAGCGTAAGTGATACATCCTGGAGTGCCATCGTCAGTGTCATCATAAAGAATGACGTCATCGACATACACTGTCTCACTTGCAACGTAGTACATTCCAAAATCAATAGCCTCTATATTCGGGGTTTCACCGCCAGAGCCGTTAATGTTAAACGCCGAATTGTAAATGACATTCTGATCGAGTGAAAGCTTTTGCGTGGGTGTACCTGTGGTAGCCCAGTCAAGATCAAATTCGAGCCAATGCCACTGACCGTTCGCGACCGGAAAGCCAGCATCTACTGAAAGTGTCACGGCTTGCGATCGCCCAAAGATGCCACCATTCCCTTTCCAGTTAGTAACGGTGATATTATTCCCTCCATTGGTGCCAATGTATGCCGCACTGGTACCGGGGGTGGATCGATTAATAAAGCCAAAGAATAGAGAAGAAGTTGAGCCGCCATCAGCTTTGAACGCGATAGCTCCAGCTACCCGACTTCCTCCAGGACCGTATCCTTGAGAAATAAAGTTTGCTACAGAATTTGCCACAAACCCGCAGTTCGTGCTCCAGCGAGACGTCCCGATATCCATACCTACATCAGACGTGTAGAATGTAGACCCTGGTGTGGCAGAGCCGGTTGTGTAATCAAACCCGTCAATGAACCAAACAGCCATCTTACGGCCTCGTCATAGCTAGAGTCATAGACACGCCATCGAGTGTAGCGTCTTCGATATCAATCACGGCGGAGACAACGTCGCCCTGGACAAAGTTCACTGCACTTGCCACCGCGAACACACCAGTTGAAGATGATGCCGTGTACGTGCAGGTGCCAAATGGCGTACCGTTCTTTTCGAGAGAAAAGATGACCTCCGAAGTAGCCGCGACGTCGGCTTTAGATTGAGACGGGGCTCCGCCGGAGGCAAGATACGCCGCTCGCGGGAAGATGTACCGCCCGATCACTGCTCCTGCCGTGGCAATGCCATCGTAGGCAAAACCTACATCATAGATCGGCGTAGCTGGTGCTGCCGGTGGTGCGGTGAACTCGAGTGCATTCTCGGCCACGTTAACACTGACAAGATATCCCGAAGAACCAGCGTAGCTGTCGGGCGTATCGAGAAGCTCGAGAAACGTCTCAACCCCAGTCCCACCAGTTCGCGTGATCCGCTGCCAGGCGTCGCCGTCAAAGTAAGCGAAGTCATTCTCGGCCCATGTAGAGATACCGTCGAGTGTGGTAGTTCCGGCCACAATCACTTTGTAGACAAACCCCGTCTGCCCCTGACCAGAGGCAAGCTTGGGCTCGTTCGTGCTTGCATTCCAGCCCGCGGTTCCATTTCCACGTAGCTGTCCCCAATCATTAAAGGGCATTGAAGGCTCCTTACAGAAGGCCGACCATCAGGGTGGCAGTTGAAGCCGTGGTGACATGGGTCGCCATAGCCCACAACTGCGTTCCAACTGGAACTGCCGTGAAAGTTACAGTATTCCCGCCGGGGGTTGTGATGACTACATTTCCAGCGCCACCGACATAAATCCCACGTAGTTGTGCGGGCTGCGCGGCAGCAGAAGTGGTGATGGCGATACAATCAACCGCCGGGGAGTTCCAACCAGGGGGAAGATAACGAGAATTTAGATCTGGTGCCGTTGTCACTTCTGTGCCTCCATCGTCATGGTGAGTTCAGAGAGCGGGGCTCCGCTCATAAACTTATTCCGAACCTTATCGCAGGCCTCGATCGACCCTTTGTCGAGCCCTTCCATTTCATGCGAGGGCGGCCCCTCGAAATCGAAATCAGTTCCCTCTCCAATCACGCGGCCGGACAGGAGGTAGGTGTCGTTGATGTAGTGGTCGGATAACAGCTTAACTTTCACTTCACTCTCCCTGAGTGGAGGGGGCCCGAAGACCCCCTCGTTTCTTAGTTGGCGATTGCAATGCCAGCGGGGTACGCACCGGCCGCGTTCACTCGATCATCGCGATCGAGGACGAGGGCGGCGGTAACAGCGCCAGCAGAGAAGATGCCCGTTCCGACCGTGTAGTACAGGCGGATATATCGGGGCGTGGCAAGTCCGGCTGCCGGACGCGGCCAGTCGATGTCGAACAAGCGCGCTCCGGCGACGAGTGCAGCTGCGGCATAAGCCGGGGAGCTAACATACGTCGACCAGGTGCTGTTATCCGTCGAACCCTGAGCCGACACCGTCAGCGTGGCAGAGTTCGTAGTCGTAATGGCCGTGGTCACGAGGACCATAACCTTCATAGCCGGGTCATCACCCACTCCGATATCACGGGCGTTGACGAGGTCCACGATGTTGGTGGAAGCAGCAGTCGAAGTGACCGCGGCTGCCGAGTCGAATAGAAGTAGTCCGTCGATGATCATTTTGCAGTTCCTTTGAGGATGGGGTTACGGCGAAGGCCGAGCATCAGGTTACACGAGCTTCGGTGTTCAGGATAGCGTCAACCGTCCTGATCGGAACCCCACGGAACGTCGTCACTACCTTACCGTCGAATTCCCGCATCTGCAGCAAAACGTTGGTCTTGTTCAGGGCCTGGAGATCGAGGTACGTGCGGATGACGCGGTTGCAGTAGATGGCCATCTTGCCCATCTGCCCACGGATCGAAGGAGCATCCGAAGACTGTACGCCAGTCTGCATCGAACCAGTCGTGGGCATACGGTAGAGACCGCGGACCAAGAGGTTGATGAGGTTGGCCGCGGAACCGCCCGAAAGCAGTGACACGTCGATGTTGCAGATACGAACGACATAACGCCAGTCACGAACCGTCAGACCGATCTCCCACTTGAAGTGATCGCGGTAAGCCTGATAGGTGTTATTGTTGGCGTCCTGCACGGGCCACTCGCCCATGTCCTTGTGGTGGAGTCCGGTGATTTTGCCCTTCGGGAAAATCCCGTGGACAGTATCCGAACCCCAGCACACGATCCAGATGGACGTGTTCGTGGAGCCCGTGCCACCACCATCAACCACGTTTACTGCCGTCTGGGCGGTGGCCGAGGTGACAGTGTTGAACCGCGGCGCAAGGCCCATGAACCGCTCAGGGTTCGTGGCCGTGTTGCCGTAGATCAGCGTCGTGGCGACCTGCTGGGACATTCCTTCGAGGAATGCCTTGACTTCCGACATACGGAACTCGGGGCTATTCCCGTTCAGATCAGCGAGGTCCTTATCGATGACCGCGTAGGTCTCGAGGTTACCGCACGAATCAACGATCTGAGCAGTAGTGCTCTTACCGTTCGGCACACCGTAGTTGAGCAGACGCCAAGTGGCGGAGGGGAGGCCCGTCCGAACTGTCGTCTTATGGCCGGTCGGGAGGTTGCCCTCCATAACAAGCATATCATCCAGGATCTCGTTCGTCTGCGAAAGAAGCTCGACGATCGAAGCGATCTTGTAGTTATCGTCTAGGCGCTTGGCCCAGTCCGCGTAGGTTAGCGCAGTTGCGCCGAGAGTTGCCATTTTAGTTTAACCTTGTTTCAAGTGTGGGTAGATAGCGTCAGCCGCACTTGCTGGCATATTCCGGGCCGGATTACCTGCTACGTGTTGACCCTCGGTCAGCGCCTTGGCCATGTTGTAGAAGGTTTTCAGGATAGCGGGATTGTTACCAGCGCCTGTTAGGTTGAACGCCTCTTTGACACCAGTGGCGGCGAACTCGGGGTTGTCCAGGATCTTTCCAATCACCTGTTGAACGCCCGGGAGTTTATCCCCACCAATGTCCTTATCCGCCTTGACTTCATTGACCCATTGAGTCTGAGTCTCGGACCATAGCCGGGTAGACTGTTCAGTCGCGGCCTTGATGGTTTCCTGATGAAGATCAAAGAGTTTCTGCGCGGACTCCTGAGAGAGCCCGGTTTCCTTTGCAAGCTCAGAGAACTTGCCCATCGTCGCCTCGTCCAGCTGAACTCCTTCTGGGAGTTTCAGGGCCTTGGCGTCGAAAGCTTCAGGCTTCACCTCGGCGGGCTTCTCGCCCTCGGGCTTAGCGGGTTCTTCTACCTTAGCTGGCTCCGCGGCCGGAGTCATCAGGGTGTTCACATCCGCAGCAGGGGCACCCAGTTCGGGTGACTGCGCGACCAACTGTGTGGGTTCGGGGCCGGGACCGGCGACAGCTTCACTCATCATATTTCTCCTGGAGCATCACGACGTATTGTTCTGGACATGATGCTGTTATGTCGGCAAGTAACTGTAAACCTATGTTGCGCTGGCCCTCGGCGAAGGCCATTTCAAGCGCGTTCTTCGAGAATGAAGTCTGGAAACAATGACACGCAGTTAGCAGGTCCTTGATCCACCGTCTGCCCTGCTGGAACTGCATGATAGACTCAAGCAGGGCTTTCTTCTCGCGGGCAATCCGCTCAGCTTCCATCTTCTTCTTCTTAACACTAGCGCGGTCGCCAGCATTAAACTCAAGATCGGGATCAACGGGCTCAGACATTTCCATACCTATAGACCTTCTGCCCGACATGCCCGATGTGATGGGAAAGCTCGATATCGGCCCAAACTTCCAGTCCCGCTTCCCGCGCCTCCTCGCAGAAGAGTATATCTTCGCCGACTGTCGTATTGGTTTCTTCAATGAACTTCAACTTGAAGTAGGGAAGCCTGATCTTTTCGAACACACTCATCTTGATAAGCATCACTCCAGTGGGGAGGGCTCGCATTTGGGTCAGTCCAGTATACTCCGAACCGGGCGCTTGTTCGAGCGGCAGCCCGATCATATCGTGTGGAGGTAGCCTCCGTAGATAAACGCATCCCACAATATCTTTAGAATGGGATAGAAGACGATCAAGAGTATCAGGAGGAAACACCATGTCAGAATCAAGGAACAGAAGATACTCCACTTTAGCATCTAACGCCGCCTGAACTATCTGATTCCGTACATTGGTGATGATAGAGGAACGAGAATTGATGAGGGTAAGCTGATTGCTACTTTTTGCTTTCGCGATCAGTGCCGTCAAGGACATACAGAAATCGGTCTGGACTATGTCCGTTGACGGATACCCCACTGCGATTGTGGGCATGTTAAGAGATCCTGTAAGTTACGAAAGTGTTAGTGGCGGTTTTGCGGGTGCGAAACCTACCAGTGGTGACTGTCGCCACGATTGCGCGACCTACAATAGTGTGTCCAGTTCCGGCCGCGATAGTAAGGGAGTTGGCTCCGGTTTTGATTATACTCCAATCCCACGCTTGATCCACTGCAAGTGAGGTAAATGCTGCGTCCATCAAAGTTCCGGTTGGAAGTGTAGCTGTAACTGTCGCTGCCGCTGAAGTTATGATCCCAGTTAGGATCTGGGCGGCAGTGAGAGTTGCAGTGGCATCGCAAGTAGCCGGGGTTGGTTGTGAGAAAGTGAAAGCCCCAGTAATAGCAGGTGCAGTTAGAGATTTACTTGTGAGCGTTTCCGCACCGGCAAGTGTCGCAAGAGTTCCAGTGGTGGGGAGAGTGACGGTGGTCGTGTTTGTTAGGGTTAAGGTCGCTGCAAAAGCGCCCGAGGTCGTCAGATCCCCACCAAGGGTAATTGTCTTACCAGTGTTGGCTACCCCGGTTCCACCATACTGTCCAGCTACCAGTGAGGCATTCCAGGTTCCGGTTGTAACCGTCCCGAGGGTAGTGATAGTGTTAACGCCCGTATATGTCCCAGCCGCAACTGCTGCCAGCGTAGCTGAGTATGCCTGAACATCCGTCCCAGGCACAAGCGCCAGGTTCGTCCGCGCTGTCGCCGCAGTCACATCCGACAGATTGTTCGCGGTCTGAAGGAAGTAAGCGTCGGCTCGAGTGGAAGCGGTACCGAGAGTGGGCTGACCAGTTAGGTCCGAATAAGCTCCGGTCGTCGCTACTGTCGCTAAGGTTGGTTCACCGATAAGATCGCTATATGCACCAGTGGTAGCAACCGTGGCCAGAGTAGGTGTGCCAGAAAGATCCGAATAAGCTCCAGTTGTGGCTACGGTTGCGAGTGTCGGTGTTCCGCTGACATCTGCATACGCACCACTAGTAGCAACCGTCGCTAATCCTAAATTAGTCTTGGCTGTCGTGACATTGGCTAGGTCGCTGAGATTATTCGCGGCCAGAAGATCGCCAGTTCCACCGCCAGCAGCAGCCCAAGTTCCATCCCCCCGCCAATATGTCGAAGCCGAAGCTCCGGTTCCTGAGTTAAGGCGTGCGACTGCAAGGTTGCCAGTAGCGGTGGTAAGATCAACTCCAGTAATAAATCCCGAATCATTTGACAACTGTGACGTAAGCGTGGGGATAGTAGGCTTCCCGGTCAGGTCCGCATAAGCGCCAGTAGTAGCGACAGTGGCAAAAGTTGGCTTGCCACTGATATCCGCCCAAGCACCCGAGAAATAGGCAGTCGGGAGTGACAACCTAACTCGGTTAAGCTCTGCCAGTTGGGCTGCTACTTGCGCGTCCATAAGAAACCTACGGGAAGAGAGTTGCGAGGGTAGTGGAAGCGGTGCCGCAAACAACAGCGCCAGTTTGCGTATTGATTACGATGGGAGTGTTAGTGTCTGGGGCAGCCCCTTCAATTGGGATAGCCCCACAAAGAGTGGTAGTGATCTCCGATGCCGAACTGTAGGTGATAGCGGAGCCCCCCGCATTCGCGGTGAACACATAGCTTGCACCTGAGTAGAGTGGAGTTACTTGCACTCCTACCGCGTTGTGAACTTCAGTGTCGGCGAGACTGTAACTGAAAGTCCCAGCCGCATTCACACTAATCCTCAGCTGTTTAGCCGAGCCCAAAGAAACTGCTGCGATCCGCTGTGTCATTGCATCGGCCCTCCCATTCCAATCATGCTTTGCAGGGCATTTTGCCCACCACCAACATCAGTCTCGGACAGCACCTTCGCGCCCTCGACCATCCCGCCGACTTGCTGCTGAGCCTTCTCTTGCTCTATAGCCTGTCGCTGTGCCTGTCGAATCTGCTCAACCTGCTCCTTTGTTCGGATGATAGCAGGAGATACACCAAGTAGTGTTGCGTACTCATCAACCATAGCATCGAAGTCGAGGTTGTCGAGGACGTCCGGGCGTACTGCGGCCAGATTTCCGAAAGTAGCGAGTAGACGCTCGATCCCGCTAGTGGACACCGCCTTCTGCGCTTCGGCAAGCATCGAGACGTATTGAATCTGTACTTCGGCACCCTGAATCTCCTCGGGTGCTGGGGGCAAGAGGCCGGCCCGGTGCATGATCGCGAAGACTCGATTAATGATCGGGTCGAGTGCTTCGTTCTCAAACCGCTCGAGAACCGGCCCAAGCTGGATCAGTTTCTCTTCCCGGCGCGCATCGATCTCAGTCGCAGTGCGGACAGTTTGCAACTGCGAAATCATCATGAACAGATCGTTGAAGAAGACTGTTCGAATGCGCTCTTGAACCTCTTTAATGTCCTCCATCAGTTCTTGGACTGGAGGGTTATTGTGGAAGATCGGCTTCAGGCCTACGTTATTCGTGCCCGCGACATACGTAATTCCTCCAGGAAGGAGAGACGCCGGCTGATTTTTAAGCTGCACGTCGCCGACAAGTGGCGGATTGACCATCTTGTCAATCGCTTGAGCTTTCCTCTTTTGCTCTTGCTGGAGCTGCTT